GTCCTACTGTACCAACTGGTACTCCAGGTTCTACCGGCCCAACCGGTTCTTCTGGAACTTCTGGAAGCTCAGGTACATCAGGAGTTAGTGGAGCTACGGGAACCTCTGGAACTTCAGGTACGAGTGGAACTTCAGGTTCTTCAGGAACATCAGGATCTTCAGGTTCTTCAGGAACTAGAGGTACTTCAGGTACGAGTGGAACTTCAGGTTCTTCAGGAACATCAGGATCTTCAGGTTCTTCAGGAACTAGAGGTACTTCAGGTACGAGTGGAACTTCAGGTTCGCCAGGACCAGCTGGTCCAACCGGTCCTCCAGGCCCTCCAGGCGGAGGCGGTTCTCTAGCCGTGTACAATGAAGGTGCAACCGTTGACTTGGCAACAACTTCTATTGATTTTGTTGGAGTTGGAGTAAACGCGCAGTCTACTGGACCGGGTTCGGTTCAGGTAAGCGTTCCGTTAATCGATGATTACGGTAGAAGAGCGTTAGACACTCCCATGAATATCGCAGCCGCAGGTTTATACGTCATCCAATTCGATTATAACTGGTTGGATCCTAACAACAGATGGGATACCGTAAACGATGGATGGAACCTACCAGTCGGAGTTTACGAGATAGGTACGAATGTCACAGCTTACAATAATCCGGTTGAGTACGCGGTTCGAATAGTCAATTTCACAAATGCTGGACAGATTCTTGCGATTGCAAACACGACCGCTCATCAAGGTAGCGATTATGAACACACAACTCATCTTAGCACGATCGTCCAATTGGGAGATGCATCGGTGATTCGAGTTGAAGTGGACATTCCTTACTCTAACGGCTGTACTATTAATTCACAGTACATAGGTTACGCTCCGACTGATGCAATCCAAGGTAACCGCCTGCTTACTGACTTCTGGTATCACAAGCTCAAGTAAAAAGAAAAGGAGAACTTGTTTTGGACAAGTTCTCCTTCGTAATTCAAGAGTTTAATAATTTTTATCGAAACGGGGATCCTCCAACCCAAAGTACGAGGCTTCTTCTAATTCCACGAGTAACCGGCGTAACTCTGTGTAGCATGTAACTTGGAAAGAGTATGACAGCTCCTTGGTTATTGGGTAATTTCTCCGGATTCATTCCCCTAAGTATCTCAAAATCGCCGCCGTCGTACTCGCTCGGATCGCTCAATTGCACGATCATGCTTACTTTGCGGTGAGATGCTGAGCCTTGTCCAATATCAAGATGATAACCGTAATGACCTCCACCTTCCCTGTATTCAGTGTACTGTATACTTTCCGGGCTTGATATTAGGTCAAAGTTCCATAAATTAGCGTTCGCTGTCTTGGCGAAATCTAGCATCTTACCATAGAGCCAACTGGCTTCATTATGAGAATTATTGATCCATTTAATTCGGCTCTTTCTAATTTCATCAGTCGGGGTCGCTGTGCCCAATGTGACAGCATCCTCGTACCTAAAGTTCTCAGCTAGCGCATGAGTTCGATTAATTTCATCAATTGAGAAACCTCTTTCGAACCAATACCAATTTAGTAGATCAATCTCTTTTTGAGGAAATACTATTTTCCAGTCCATTATTGTTATGTCTTTAGTTTTTATACTTAAAAATTTTGAGTAGTTTACTGATCCAATTGAAAACCTTGAGTATAAAAGAAAAACACACAACTCAAGTAATGCCATTAGTAAAAGCTCACACTTCAATAATTGGAGATACTGGTTATAATTGCCATTCACGAAATTTTTTTAAAGCGCTAAACAAGCACATCCCAGTCCAAGTTAGAAATTGGACAATCGGCAGTTCATGGAATGGCTATCAAAATGACAGCCCCCATGATGGAGAGTACTACATGGATGATGAATTGCGTACCATGTTGGATTCCCAAAGTCTCATACACCCTAGCGGCCGGTCCGAAGAATATCCACTCTATCGAAACTACAAACAGCCCGCATCGGGCCAAATTGTCAACATCATTCTGAATGATAATCGACATGAATACTTTTTTCAAAATTACTCTGGTCCAAAGATCGCATATAATGTTTGGGAAACGACTCGTCAGCCTGAAGAATTTTTTGAGCAATTGAAAAAAATGGATCAGGTTTGGGTTCCAAGTAAGTGGCAAAGAGACTGTACCGTAGAGCAAGGAATTCCAGCAGAAAAGGTTAAAGTTGTTCCAGAAGGAGTTGACACTACTATGTTCTTTCCAAGAACTAGAGAAGTGATTGAGCCAACTGGAAGACCATTTAAATTTGTCTTGATTGGCAGATGGGAGTATCGTAAAGCAACCAGAGAGATCATTCAAGCATTCACTCAAACGTTTAGAGAAGACGAACCTGTCGAACTAATCATTAATGTTGATAATCCATTTGCGACGGACGGCCTCTCATCGACTGAGGCTCGCCTTGAGAAATTCGGAATCAAGCATTCAGGTATCAAAATCATACATCACATAAGCAAGCAAGAATACGTTGAATTACTTAATTCAGCTGACGTGTTTGTTTCTTGTGCCAGAAGCGAGGGTTGGAACTTACCTCTAATCGAGGCAATGGCCTGCGGAGTTCCATCAATCTATAGTAATTGGGGAGCTCAATTGGAGTTTGCCGAAGGTAGAGGAATCCCAGTAGAAATAGTCGGTGAAGTCCCAGCCGGTGTTGAAAATCAAGAATCTTGGAATTCTGATGCTCCAGGAAATTTTGCAGAGCCAGATTTCAACGATTTGAGATTGAAACTTAGAGACGCTTATGAGAATTTCACAGCTCACAAGAGTAAAGCACTAGTAGATTCTGACGAAATTCGTAGAATTTTTAGTTGGGAAAATGCAGCAGTAGTCGCATTAGATCACATTAGAGAGGTTCTTACTGCAAGTACAATTGAATACTCATCTGACTTTGCATGGGTGACCTGTGGGAACGAGAAGTACATGCCGTTGATTCAGAAGTTAGCTACTTCACTCGACCTATTTTCAAAAAGAAAATTAATCGTTTACGGAATTGATTGCGAAGTTCCTGACATGGGGCCAAACGTAATAGGCAAAACCATATCAATTCCATATCATTCAGAACACGATAAGTGGTATTGGAAGCAGTACGCCTGTCTTGCGTCCCTAAATGAGGAATTTGAGAATTTTATTTGGGTCGACGGAGATATTGTTGCGAACTACAACATCGATAACATTGCTAGTTACTTCAGCCTAGTCGATAATTATCCAATTCCGGACATTCACATACAAGAGGATTTCGTGGGTTGGCATACGAAACCGGACGGAACTCCTGGCGAACAATTATTCAATCAAAACATTTGCGAAAAAGAGGGCATTGCTCGACTTGCAACAAAGTCCCACATCTGCCTCTATCTCTATAATAACAAATGCGATTGGTGGTTCAATGAGATTCTTGAAACCTACAAGAATACGAAACCTGAGGAGTACGGATTCTACTTTCAATGGAACGATGAGGGCATTGATAATTACCTACGTTGCAAATATAACTTTCAAAAATTTCTACCCATTTCAAACTTCGATGTTTCAGAATGGGACGGCGATCTGCAGGGAACAAACGGTAAAGCAATGGAACACTTTCTTTCTTTTTGGAGAGATGCCGGCCCTAAGAACTTCGGTAAAATATACGGATGGCAGAGAATTCCAGAAGATAAATCAAAAATCCTTTACTTTCACGGAAACAAGAATCTAGAATTCGCTCAGGTCATGATAGACTACGTTAAGCTACAAAGAGACAAATCATTCTTTGAGTCAGAGTACTTTTTCGTCGCTGAGAACCAAATCAAAAACCTAGGTTCAATCAAAAACGTTCATGGATCAACTCTGGATATTGCATACAAATACGGTTGGGACTATGCAATATATCATGAAATTTATAATTTAGGAGATTACGAACATCCTCGAGATCACGATGAAAAGCTAGTTAAGGTAAGACCTGGTGATACAGTTGTCGATTTGGGAGGAAATATTGGCGTATTCACCAGATACGCGTATCACATGGGAGCAAGTAAGATCATTACTTTCGAACCGGACCGTCGATACTTCAAAATATTAAAACAGAATTCTCCACCCAATGTTATCCTGTTCAATGCAGCGATCGGAAATGAGGTTGGAAAACTAAGATTGACTGAGAGCGTTCATCTAGGCGGATCTAACTTGTGGCATCACACCGATCCAACCACGACTCAATATGAAGTCAACACCTACACTCTGAATTATCTTTTAGATAATGGATTAATTGATAAAATCGATTTCTTAAAGGTTGATATTGAGGGCTCCGAGATTATTGCCCTTGAAGGAATTAGTGATGAACATCTTTCAAACATTCGAAATATTGCAGTTGAGTATCATCATGAGCACCTAAGATTCAATGATGACCTTCGAAATAGATTCACAACTAGACTAAATAAACTCGGATTCAATTCTTACACATTAATGTGCGGATACGATAATAAACTACAATTAATTTACTTTTGGAAATAAACCGCTTTTAAAATGAGATCACTAGATAAAATAGCAAAGGCAAAGGGTACAGATAAATCTTCAGAGCTTCATAACTACTGTGAAAAGTACGAAAAATACTTTCCATTCAATAGATTAGAACCTCTCACCTTCTTGGAAATTGGGGTGTTAGATGGAGAATCTCTTGCAACTTGGAGAGAATATTATCCCAATGCAACAATCATCGGTATTGACATTAATCCGGATTGCAAACAATATGAAGATCTATTGAATAATGTATTCGTTGAAATAGGTTCACAGTATGATGAAGCTTTCCTAAAATCAATTGCTGACAAATGGGGACCTTTTGATATTATCCTTGATGACGGTTCTCACATGAATCATCATGTAATATTTTCATTTGAAAAACTATTTGGTTCAGTAAAACCTTCAGGAGTTTACGTAGTTGAGGATTCATGTACTTCGTATTGGGAGGATTACGGAGGAGGTCCTAAGAAGCCAGGTACAATGATTGAATATTTCAAGGAAAGAGTTGATGAAGTTAATTTTGGTGGAGAATGGCAAGAGTCCATTACCAACATCCATGCACGAAGAGAAGACCTCTTAATTGAGCAATTCAAAAGAAAGGGTTATGATCTTATCGGAACATCTATCGAATCTTTAAATTTCCTAAATGGCATAATTATAATAACAAAAAGATAAATCTTAAATGGCACATCCACAACAACAGGAATTTTGTAGAAAAATAAGCAATGAGTTTCCTAAGTATTTTACTGGGAAAAAAGTACTGGACATAGGGTCTCTTGATATTAACGGAAACAATCGATTCTTTCTGACCGATTGTAACTACATTGGTTTAGACGTCGGAGAAGGACCGAATGTTGATGTCGTTCAAGTAGCTCATCTATATGATGCACCGGACGAGCAATTCGATCTAATCATTTCAACTGAGGTTTTTGAACATGACATGTTTTATCAAAAGAGCATTCAGAATATTATTCGAATGTTAAAGCCGGGTGGAGCATTTATATTCACTTGCGCTTCGACCGGTAGACCTGAACACGGAACTAGAAATTCTGACGGAAGCTGGGCAGCCCCATTACTTGCAAACATCTCAGAAGAATGGTCAGATTATTACATGAACTTAACTGAAGAAGATATTCGAAAAATAAAAGGATTCGATGAAGTCTTTCCAGACGGAATATTTGAATACAATCCAACGCCTGGGGATCTTTATTTCTTTGGAGTTAAGGGAGGAATCTCAAAGGATTTAATGTATTCTCCAGATTATAGAAAATCGATCATCCCAGTTGGTGAGTACACTGATGATATTTTTGTTGTTGACACATGGCCGAATACTCTAGAAAAAGAGGCTGATTTAGTTGAGTGCATTAAGAAGCTTAGAGAATTTAAAGGCATTCCTATTTTGCTCGTTTCACATTATGCAATAAAACCTGAAATTCAAAAACTCGTCGATTACTATATTTTCGACAAAGATAATCCACTTTTACTGAACAAAGACTTTGATTCAGTTGGCCTAGCCAGCGGTAGATGGACTAGAACTAATGAGTACAGAGTGGACAACCACATGGCATATCACCATGATTACGCTATTTGGAGATCAATGACTCATGCTTTCAACTTTTGTAAGTACTTAGGTAAAAAGATGATTCATTTCATGGAATACGACTGTCTTCTTGACACATTCCAATATCGCCAAACTTTTTTGGAACAAGCTCATCACCATGATGCCGTAATCTATGAATACCATAAAGGTTCTGCGGCTGATCCACATTTATCAGATTCTCCATTCATGGCAACCTACCTATTTTCAATAAAAACGGATATTGCTGTTGAAATGATGAAGCGAGTTAATTCCATTACGGAATATTACGCGAATAGGCCTGAAGGTTGGCAGCTTGAAAGACTTTTCTTGAAATACTTAAAGGAGCAAACTTCAAACATTCGAGTAAGTCAATATATTGCAAATTCAAACGAGCTGAATACTCAAGCAGTTTGGAATAGAGATGGAATTCTTCGAAATGATGCAAAATTTCAGGTTTATCCATGCGCTGATGTAAATGGTAACTTTTACGTCCATCTTATTTCAGGATTTCACGAATCTGCCGCAGATTCGGACTATCTGCTTGAAGTTAAATACTCAAGTCTTACTAAATTCGTAACTCTAAGAATCGGAGACATGACCTTGATCGACTTGGGAAAATATACTAAGGGTCAAACAGTTAAAGTCAACTACCTAGGAGTTGAGGCCTATTCTGAATTTTTGCAGGATGACCTATCCGACTTCTTGAAAATGAATATCGTGACCTTACCAGACGGAGCTGAGTCAAATGTTGAAATTTTTTACAATTTCGTGGACGGTGCCTACGCTGAAATAAAATCAAAATCGTCTGTTCCATACACAGTTTCTTTCATTGACGATGATTCCGGCATTACTCATTTCTCAACAGTTCTTTCATCCGGTCATTGGGCTAAAACTTCAATCCAGTACTTTAAGAATTGGAGAATTGAAGTTTCAAATCAATTCAATAACGTGGTTGAAACTGCAAAGTACGATGCGACTGGGCAGAGAGTCTACATTGCTCTTGAATCAAAGGCACTAGGCGATACTTTTGCATGGCTTCCTTACGTTGAGGAATTTAGAAAAAAACATGACTGTTCAGTAATTTGTTCAACTTTTAATAATCAATTATTTGAAAAAACATATCCGAACATTGAATTTATTGAACCGGGTACTCCAGTAAAAGGAGTATACGCAGTTTATAGATTAGGTTGGTTCAATAACGGGGATACTTTTGATTCGGACCGAAATCCTAGAGATTTTAAAACCGGCCCTTTACAGAGAACTGCTTCTGATATTTTAGGATTAGACTATCAAGAAATCAAACCTATGATCGACTACCCTACTAGAAAATTAACTAAAAAAGTCGGATTGGGAATCCACAGCACCGCTCAAGCAAAGTATTGGAATAATCCAACTGGTTGGCAAGAGGTTACCGACTGGTTAATAGAAAATGGTTACGAACCCGTAATATTATCGAGAGAAGAAGACAGATACATGGGAAATCCAAATCCAATTGGTGCTATTCAACTTGTGCCCGGGCCGCTAGACGGCGTCATTCATGAGCTATCTGAGTGTCAAGCATTCGTTGGTATCAGTAGCGGATTAACTTGGTTGGCATGGGCAACAAATACACCAACCGTTCAAATTTCCGGATTCACCGAACCTTTCAATGAGCCGAACCTTGGTATTTCTAAAATATCTGCCCCAACTGGAGCTTGTTCAGGCTGCGCTAATCGACTAAGATTTGATCCAGGCGATTGGAACTGGTGCCCAGATCAAAAGGGCACTGATCGCCAATTTGAGTGCTCAAAACTAATTAGTGCAGATCAAGTAATTGCTAAACTAAAGGAGATTCTCGTATAGATAATTCTATATGATACTAAATGCTAGACAGAACAGTTTTTTCATAAACTTTCCACCGGATTTCTTTAATCAGACGGTACAGGATAAGTACAGTAAGTACTACAGAAGTTTATTATTGCCTTACAAATCATTACCTGATTTCATGGCATCTACTGTGCAGTCAATAAATTTTCCAGGTTTTTCATCAAGTCTACAAACCCAAACTCGAACATTGGGTAAGATTCAAGAATTGCAAAGCTCAAAGCCAATAGCCGATCAATTCACAAGAGAGTTAAAAATAACTTTCAAATTGACCGATGCCTATTTGAACTACTTCATCTTTTTGGATAATGCATTGAATTACTTAGAGCCAGCAAACGTATCAAAGGAAAACACTCAGAATTCATTGGGTCAAGCTCTATCGGTACCCGCTGTTGCAAATAACAATCATCCGTTCTTTCAGCCAATTAGATTGACGCTATTGAACAATGAAGGTTACGCGGTCTCTTCGATTATTTTCAACCGACCCATGTTAAAGTCACTTAGCGAAATGAACTTATCGTATTCTTCAATAACTCCACAGTTCACAACGTTCACAACAACCTTCCAGTATTACAATTTTGATTTAGAGCTAGACTTTGATTAAGATTGCTCAGTCCAACCGTTTGCAACGGGGTCTCCGCCTTCAGTACGACGATTGACATTAATTCGTTCCATAACGTTTGAGCTTTTACGTTTAGAAGTACTTTCAAAGCTGGGAAAGTAGGTTTCAACATCGACTGATAAAGTGACATTGATTTTATTATTATCAACTAGCGTAAATTTGTATTGCTTGTCAACCGTTTCAGATGCCGGAAATTGGAATTGGGCTGGAATTCTCACTCCATTGTACTGAAAGTACATCACCCTATTTGAATAATTAATATTCAACATGCTCTCAGCGATCTTGAAGGCCTTGTTTAAATTATCACAAATTATCTTCACGTCGAATTTAACAGACAGCGGTAGAGAGAATAATTGTGCAGAATATCCAGTCAATACGTTTTGATCAGTACTTCCTCTTTCGGTTTCTGTAAAACTTCCCCTAACGAACTTGTTCGTGATATCTGAACTTTTTATTTGAAAGCTAGATAAGGTAACAATACCCCTAGGGATAATATCGTAGGTACCTTCAGCCACTGGGATTCGACAATTATCAGGAAGCCCAATGTAAAAATCTTTTAGGAAACCTTCATCCGTTCCGTAATTATAAACGAAAGGAACGCTAAATTCTTCTTTATGATCGTCCCTAGCAAGGGTCAATACCATTTCGCCATTTAGTAGATCAAGTAGAGCAATCGTTAAATTCCTTAGGAAAATGTCATCTGTGTTAAGAGTCTTCATGAAGTTATTTATCTAAAAATAAAAAGCCCCCAATAAATGGAGGCTTTCTTTGTGGAGGTGACGGGAGTCGAACCCGTGTCCGCTTGACCTTCAACCACACTCTCGTTCACACGCTTAGTCACGTTTGTTAACCTGACGAAATTCACAATTCCCTTATTTTAGCAGTTCGGTTTACTGAGAACTAATCTTCTGCTCGCTGTCACGGTAGCGAATTCCGTTTTGCAACTTTATTTTAGTCAAGCAGTTGCCGCTTGGTCACTTATGCAGCTAAAAGCTCTTCAGCGACAGGAGTGTTAACGCCTTGGTTAACTAGGCTCCAGAAGTTAGTGTTGCCACTTAAAAATAGTGATACGTTTTTGCGAGTCTTAGCATCATCCTCGGCGTGCGAGCGTACCTGAACTGCCCACGTCAAATCCAAGCACCCCCATATAAGGTTATTATACTACATTATTTATAGACGGTCATTGTTCTCACAATTTTTAAACAGGACTGATAAATAACCTAAAATAAGTCATCTGTTAAATGGCAGACATTAGCAACTCAAATACAAGCTTAAGGCTCTTCACTAACCTAAGAATAAGAGTCCGAGATATACTTGGTGAAAGCATTCAGTTTTTACAAGACAAATTTAAACAGAGTAGATCTGTGTTTACCGCAGCTTCGCCGTTCGGTCAGCTCTTGATTGTTGTTGAAAATTTAAGTCAATTGATTTTTTATTACATTGAAGATGCAATCACCGAATTGAACATCAATGAAGCAAGTAGAGTTTCTTCAATCTACTCGTTAGCCACTCTTTCAGGTCACAATCCGAGCAGAGCGATCGGCGCTACTGGACAGATCAGAATGATTCGTAAACCCAACATCAATCCACCTGCATCCAAGGTGATATTGAATAATCTTTTCAGGGTTAGATGCGAAAACAACGGTTTAGTCTATGCGATTGAGCTTGTTCAAGAAGACGTTAGGCTTTCTCTAACTGGAGCAGAAACTACTGCAATCTTTAATATCAGACAGGGTCAAATCGAATCACAAACCTTTACCGCAAAGGGTCAAGCTTTTGAAAGTTATCAGCTCGGCGCTCCAAATAATTTTTACATCGACAATTTCATGGTCAACGTTTACATCAATGGTGAGCAGTGGACCAAGTACGAATCACTATTAGACATTCCTAGAAATGCTAAAGGGTTTATCGCAAAAACTGGCATAACGAATGGCTTAGACATTTATTTTGGAAACGGTTCATTTGGTAAAATACCGACAACTGGCTCTACTATCGTGGTTGAGTACTTAACGACTGACGGCTCAGCCGGTAATGTAAAGGTTGATGATCCGAAGCAGGTAATATTTAGTTTCGTTGACACTGGATTCTCTCCAATCGGTGAAGAGATCACAATGCCCGACTACTTCACAATATCAACAGTAAGTCCTCCAAATTTCGGAGTTGATCCAGAAGATCCAGTTCTGACTAGATTGATTGCTCCAAGAGCTTCAAAGAGCTTTGCCCTGGTTAACTTAGATAACTATGAAATTCTTTTACAGAAGCTACAAATGTTCTCAACCATCAAAGTTTTCTTGGACCAAGATGCTACTGGAAACATTTTAGATTCAAGAATGATCAATCTATTCTTGGTGCCAGATGTGTCTCAAATGTTCAATAACGGAACAGATTATTTTAATTTAGCAACAGCTAATTTCAAATTAACAGCCTTCCAAAAAAATGAATTACTAAAGTACATCGAGAAGTCCGGAACAAAAATGATTTCATCTGACTTAAAAATAGTAGATCCAAAAATTACTAGATACATCCTAAACGTCAGTATCATTGCCTTTGACGATATTACGACCGACATCATCAAGTCAGACATAGCTGATGCAATAGGTAACTATTTCATCAAGTTGAAGAGACAGGACCGAGTTCCAAAGAGCGACTTGATCAGGGTCATTGAAGAACTATCTGGAGTTGACTCAGTTAACATCAATATAGTAGGAGAAGCCAACGAAAAGGCACTAACCTTAAACCCATCTTCGACCGCCCTAGTCGGATTAGACGAATTTAACGATATTGTGATCGGGCTTGACGAGTTTCCGGTGATTAGAGGAGGTTGGAAGGATTCTCGAGGCAATCAATACTCTGAGGGGCTGTCCGATACTTCACTGGGTGCTTTAAACATCCAGATCAAAGCTCAAATACCTCGTAAAAATACCGGTATCCTATGATAAGAAACTCTTTATACCAAGTTGTGTACAATAGAAAAGACAATCGCCTTCATTTGGGGTACAAATACAAGAACTCCCTAATGAAAAGGATTTTGTCTAACCAGATGTTTGGAGCAAATCCTGTGTTAGACGCTTTCATTGCTTATCTAGAAGCCTATCTGTATGAGCACATTGAAGCCGTTAAGCAAATAAAGATTTTTGCAAACCCTGCTCTGGATAAAAACGAAAACAGACTTAACTAATCCCATGAGCGGAGTATTCACAAAGGAAAAGAAGGCACAAATCAAAAGTGAGCTTGAGGATCTTCTGAGAAATTATTCAGGAGGACCTACTCCGGAAGATGATAATATTGATGAACAGCTTGCTGAGATCGCGGCCGCTCCCCCGTTAGACTTCATGGAAATGAACGCTGACTTTGAAAAGAAGGCCAAGGACATAACTGGCTCCATGTTAAAGTTCTATGTTGATCTAGGAGTGATTGAAAAGCATGACTATATCAAACAGAAGCAGATTCTTGATAATTCTAGCATTCAAAACATCTTCTTTCAACTAAAAACAATAAGAATGGCAATCGAAAAAATTGCTGAGGAAATAAACCAAGGAAACACCCACCCTCGACTGTTTGAGGTATTCGGGCAATTACAAGATAAGTTAACAACAGTCGTTAAGACTCAAGCGAATTACATGTTATTCCTAGAGGATACGTACCGTAAGATGAATCAGGAAATCACGCAGCGTGATACGAACCCAGAGTCTTCTCAACGAGCTCTACCTACTGGATCTACTGATTACTACATAACGGCTGGCACAAAAAATCTAATGAAAGAGATTGACGCAATTGAGGTTGAGGAGGACGTGTCTGATTCCAGACATTTGACTCACCCATCCAAAAAAGTAGAGGTCATGGTAGAACGCGGAATTTCAAACGCAGTGATGCAGGAAGAGGATGACAATGATGACTTCTTAGATGACGTTAACTCATTAATATGAGAGACTTTATAGCAAACAGCGGCGGTCGAACCCAAATGAAACTCTCCAATTTAGATCAGGAGAACAGTGCAATTTGGACGACAGAGAAAGTTCAAAAACTCCTAGACGATTTTGAAAATGGTATGATCGATATCAAGACCATCAAAAACTCGCCGTTCAAAGATAATGATCCAGTGTGGAAGAAAGCAAATATCGTTTTCGAATACACACCGGAAGAGCTTGAGGAGATCAAGCGATGTAAACACGATCCGGTTTACTTTGCGTCAAAGTACGCACAAGTAATGACAGAAGACGGAATTCAGCAAATCACATTAAGAGATTACCAAGAAGAGATCATCAGATCCTTCAAGAACAATCGATTCAATTGCCTAATGGCATCTCGTCAGATCGGTAAGACCGTTATGTCGGGAGTGTTCATTGCATGGTACTTGATATTCCATACCGATAAAAACGTGTTGGCTGTTGCTAACGTTGCATCGACGACTAAAGAGGTATTGGACAAAATTAAATCAGTGTTGGAGAACTTACCGTTCTTCCTTAAACCTGGTTGTATTTCAAATAACGTAATGTCGCTTAAGTTCGATAACGGATGTCGTCTAATTGGTCGTACCACTACTAAAAATACAGGTATTGGTTTTACGATTCACGTGCTGTACATCGATGAGTTCGCTCACATCAACCCATCGTACTTAGACTTCTTTTACCGAGCGATCTATCCGACAATTTCAGCCTCCACTAATTCAAAGGTAATCATAACATCGACTCCTAATGGAATGAACCGATTCTATGAAATTTACATGGATGCAATGAACGGCTTGAATACATACGTGCCGTTAAGAGTTGACTGGTGGCAGGTCCCAGGCAGAGATGAGGAATGGAAGAAGATGACCATTGCTAACTTGGGCTCAGAGGAAGATTTCAATCAAGAATACGGACTTCAGTTCTTTTCGTCTGATAAGCTATTACTGCCGTCAAAGGATTTAAAAAAGATCTTTTCATTTCGCACTACATACGTGGTCCCAGAATGGGCCCAAACTCCAGAGAATTTAGACCTATTAGAAGGCTTCTTAGTTCACCCTAACTTTAGTAAATTCACACCAGACGACATTAGAAACGATGGTAACACTTACGTATTCTCAATAGATACTGCTTCTGGCGTTGGACGTGACTATTCAGTCATTAATATTTTTAAATTCACAGCTCTTCCCATCAAGATGCTAGAACAAGTGAAAGACTTCATCAAGAATGAGGGTGACTTTTTCGGACTTGTCCAAGTCGCCTCGTTTAGAAGTAATAAAAAGGACATTAATGAGTTCAGTAATGTTCTCGAGTACTTGACTTACAAAGTATTCAATCCTGAAAAAGTTAGGCTCTTAATCGAGCTTGACCATAAGGGCGATTACGTCATGGACAAAATTGAGCAGAACGAACTTTTTTGGCCTGGTCAATTGGTGCATTCAAAACACATGACCTCTTCTACTAATTGGAAACCTGGCCTAAAGATGACTGAATCGAATAAGACCAAGTATTGCGAACGCTTTAAGTACTTGACTGCTGTTAATAAAATTTTACCGAATGAATTTAAAACGGTGCATGAACTCGGATCGTTCGGTAAGGCCGGCAACGGTACGTACAGAAGTCAAAACGGCAATGACGATTTGGCAATGACTTGCGTATCAACTGCAGCCTTTTTTGAATCTCCCAATTTTTGGGAATTGGTCAACGACGAATTGGATCGACTGCCCAAGGACTATCTTGAAAAAGTCTATGCTCAATTCTTGGGAGAGGCTTACTTGGGCCATGATTCAGGTTACAACCATGAAACATTAAGAGATCTAAATCGTACCCCGGAAATAAAAAAACCGGGCGCAACCAAAAGATTTGACGAAAATACCGTTGATGAGTACAAGAGACTACTTGGCCATTTTTACGGAAACAATACTTAACAAAATCCTATGAAACCTGACGAATTACTGGACTTCGATTACGAAAATAATAAAAAAGAGATCTTCGATAAGATTGTAAAATCAATCGGTTCAGCAATGAAGAAGAAGGCTCAACAAATTTACATAAAAAAACTAATGATAGTGGACGAAGAAATTGACGTCGTCGCAAGTCAAGAAGATTGGCCTGACTGCTTAGATAAAGCAATCAATTTCTACAAGCAGATCGAAGACTACGAGTCTTGCGCTAACTGTCAAAATCTACTTTCTAAAATCAACTCGCCTAATAAAAAAACAAAATCAAATGCCAGAAAGACAAATTAAGAGAAAAGCCCAAACTCCGAAATTGGAGATTACTGAAAAAGACTTACGTACAATTAATCTTAAGCCTTCTCAGGAGAGTTACTTTCAAAAGATAATGAATGATGAAATAACCTTTTGCTATGGACCTGCTGGAACAAGTAAGACGTTCACCGCCTGCCTAGCTGCTTTGAAGCTGTACATGTCAGGTAAAATAAAAAAGATCATTCTGTCAAAGCCCATTCAAGAGTCTGGTGAAAAACTTGGGTTTTTACCTGGTGAAATCAAGGATAAAATTGACCCATTTATGGAAAGTTATCGTTCAAATTTGGTAAAATTACTACATGATCCGAACTGTGTGGGCTGGCTTGAAGCTACTGGAGTTATCGAGTTTAGACCGCTTGCCTACATGAGAGGAGCAACTTTTGATAATTGCTTAATGATTCTAGACGAAGCTCAAAATGCTGATTTTAAACAGCTTATGCTGTTCATAACCCGTATGGGAAAAGACTCCAAGGTTTTAATTTGCGGAGACGTTAGCCAGTACGACATTGCAAAGAGTAAGGTAGCTTTGCCCGAATTCATTAAATTATTAGAAGGAATCAATAATTTAGGCATTCATACATTTAAAGATGAAGATATTGTTAGAAACAAAATTTTGATCCAGATCACTGAACGCTACGAAAAATGGAAAGCCGAGAACCCTAAACACTTCAACTAAAAATATATTAATGAGCGCTTACGACCTAATTAACAAACAATTAAACGACGAAATGCAAAGCCTTGCTGAATTAATCAAGAGCGGCAATTACACAGAAAAGGATAGAAATAGGTTAGCCTCAATCATGTATCCAAAGCTAAAGTTCTTCATTTGGAAGTTCTTTAATGACCCTGACGAAACTGAAGAAGTTCTTCACAATACTTTATTCAAGATATTCAAGGGGCTTACTTCTTATAGCGATTCGTATCGATTCACTACTTGGATTTATACAATAGCTAAGAATGAAGCTTTGCTGCACCAGCATAAGTTGAAAGTACAGTTTGCGCAAAGTCTTGATAATTTGACAAAGCCTCTGAATTTACCGGACGATTCTCTACATACCTTTGAGAGAGAAATTTACATGGACGATCTGTATGTAATGACTCAAGTTGAACTTACTGGCCTGCCTGATTGCATTGAAAAATCCATTTTGATAGATAAGGAAATGAATCACATGAGAGGTAATGAAATAGCTGAGAAGTATGATATGAATCTTAACACAGTCAAAACCAAAATCAGAAAGGCTCGTAAAATGCTAAGAGAGGCCGTTTTATCAAAGAATCCAGAAATGATTGACAGATTAAAAGAATACTTTTAAATATGGGACTACTTAATTTAATTAATCCGATAGAAACCTTTAACTCGGCAAGGACTGTGTTAAAGGACATTACCAATTATTGGTTTTACCGAAAACAGATCAGAGCAATTGATGAGTCGGGCATCTTCAAGTCAAAGAAGATGAGAGTTGATTCATTATGTCGAGTTTACTATGTTGTTAATTTAGAGCCTGAGCTTCAATTAGCAACCGGCGATTTAATTGATCTTGAAAAGAGTAGAGTGTTTGAGTCAGTGTCTAAGATCCAGGGAATTTTCGCAGATCGCAATCTAATTGAAATAGTAGACGTTTCGTCTAAAAGAATAAAGGACGATGATTATTATGCGTACCTGGTCACCATTAAGTATCGAGTAGAGACCGAGTGGTCAGACATCGTTAAGACCTTAATCTTGGGAGCAATGTCATACTACCTAGTTCACCTGGGATTTTGGGTAGGTGAAAATTGGGCTTTCTTGAAAGCTTCCACCGTTGATAAACTCAACAGTAAGTAAATAAATAACTAAAAACATTTCGTAATTTATGAAATTTATTAAACTACATTTTGAAAAAATAGTGTTGGGTCTGTTATTTGTGATCTTCATTCAGCAATGCAGCACTTCGAGCCGAGTTAACAAGATTGAAAAGCAGGCGAAGGTAATGAACCAACGCATTGATTCAGTATACACTTCTGATCTACAAAAAATGATAGAGATTGAAGGATTACGTGCATCAAAACGTACGTTATATGATTGGAATGCAGTAGTTAGAACAGCCGTTAGGCCAGACGACCGCATGAATGAATACGATGCGCAAATCGAAAAAATACAGAAGTCTAAATAATGACAAAGAAAGCGACTCACGTATTCATAATAAGTACGTTTGTTACTCTATACTTACTCGTTTCGATCATTTCGACAATTCACGTTATTGACTTTTTCTTAATGTCGAATCCGAAATGGTTAGCGATCAGTTTAGCCATTGCGTTTGAAGTCGGAGCGGCCGCTTCGTTAGCCTCAATCATTACCCTCGATAAAATGAATAAGGGTATTGTTTGGGGACTCTTTATTTTATTAACATTGATGCAGGCAATGGGTAACACCTATTACACTTACGTTCACTTGAATAATTTTCAAGGTTGGATAGAATTATTCGGACTGGTTGATGAGGAGCTCATCTATCAAAAAAGAGTGCTGTCGATAGTCAGTGGAGCAATTCTACCTGTCGTTGCATTAGGTTTCATCAAGTCATTGGTTGATTACATCAAACCTACCTCTGACTCAGTAAATGATACTGTAACTGATACTGTAATCGAAGCAGAAGTCAAACCGTCTGACTCTGAAAAAGAAGTGCCTTACGTAAGCGACGATTTTCAAATAGGCCCAGAAGGAGCGTATGAACATGATGACGAACTTGTCCTAGATGCGCCATTCATGATAGAGGACGATCATTTTTCTGAAAGTCAACCCGAGATTGAACCTTCTCCGGAAATTACAACTGAACCTGAGGTAGATAATAATAACACAATAAGCCAAACTCGATCGTCTGATGATGCAATAGCTAGAGGAGCTAGAATATCATTCAGTGATAAGATTTAAAAATAGTCTACCGTGAATGCCATACATTAATTTCCAAGATGATCCAATTCCACAAAGAGTAAACAATTCGTTTGCTAATTTGTGTTCATCTGACCCAAGTAAAAAAGTTCTAAAGATATTAGACAAGTGCTTTATCATCATAAATAAAGGAAAGACTGAAGCTAAATTCTGTGATCTTGAAAAACTTTTGTATCCAGTAGACGGACATCTACTTATTGACTTTGAAGTTTGCTCTGAGGAGAGACTATCGGTTTATGATAATTCACTAGAGGATATTTTGTCGAGTAGCCCATCAGGTGAAGCTATTTACTATCCATTGGGTTCTGGGACTGAGTACATGATTCCGGCTGGATACTCTAGCCCCTCTTCGAACCCATCTTCTAGCCCGTCCTCAAGTCCATCTTCGACCCCATACTATTTCATTTTGCCAGCTGACCGAAACTACGTTAGAGGTTGCATTCTGTACATCGACTATCCGGTTCTAGACAAAAATGGATCTGATGTTTTGCCGGCCGATCAATCTTGCGAAATCAAACTGGTTGATCAAGATTTGAATGAATTGACCTACCCAGTAAGTAACTTCTTTTCTCACTTAGGTAATCCAATGACTCGTAACGCTACTAAGCTAATAAATAAGATAGAGATATACAACCCAAATCCTAATTTTAGTGTTAAGGTGAGAGGTATGGTAATCTATGTAAAGGGCAATCCAGATCCAAATAACTGCGCTTGCTAAAAAATTTAAAAAGAAATGAATCATACAGTAGTTGCAAAACTTTTAAAAACTCACACCGACGCAAATAATTCAACGGACTACACTCCGACTTTCGTGAATGGGTCTAACCGTGGTCTAAACAATGCCAACGATACTGGAGTCGGTTACTACACTGATACTTGGTACGGAATTCATAACCCGAGCGGATCCGCTATTACAGTTACAGCGGTTAAGACAGCTGATCAGGGGACCTCTGGTGCTGGCGTAAGCATTAGAATTAATCCAGGTGAAACTTTCTATGCGGTCATTTCACAGATCACAGTTGGTGCTGGAGTAACAGTAGTTCTATTGGGAATTCCAACAACATTCAGTAGATAATGGGACCAGTACTTACCTTTGGACAAAGACAACAAGCATTAAGGGGATTGCCTTTTTACGGAAAAGGCGATTTCAACTTCGTTGCGTCCAGAAGTAATTTCTCAGGAGGTATTTCAATCAAGGTACTACCGCTATCTGATCTTTCTAGACCACAAAGTGTCGACATTGACGATTTCGATAGAGAAATCAAACACTTAAGCCAAACCTTTAAGCCTGGTTCCAGAATAAGCGGAATCAAGGTTAATTCGCCATTCAAAGGTAAAAAGGGCGAAGGCGAATCATTAATAGGTAAATTCGAAAGTTTTAAAATTGATAAACCCAATCAAATAATCAGAGCATTCATTAGAGATCCAAAAACGATGAAGTCAGTTGAGGTTTATCCAGAAACATTGACTCGTCTTGTTGAGTCTAAGTCCCATCTAGCGAAAACCTTCCTGGAATTCGTGATATAATCTTAAAAAGAACAAATATTTATGCCAATAGAACAAGAGAAGGCTCTTGGTGGAGAAGAAGAAATATCTTCGTTTCTCGAGCAAGAAGATTCAAAGTACGGCAAAAATTCAAACGATGAACCTAAGTCGGTTGAAGCTGAAACGTCACTACCGAAAACTAATTTAGGAACAGCCAGATCAGTTCAAATTGCAGAAGAGTCTTCGATCTCTGGCGCAAATGATGGATACTGGAAGAATGTGCCTCTTGAGAATTTACCATCTGGTGGATTATTTTATGCAGAAGGTTCAGAACTAACAATTAGAGCAGCAACAGTTTCCGAAATACGGCACTGGTCGACAATCGATGAAGATGATGTTCTTGACATAGACGACAAACTAAATTTCATAATTGAAAAGTGTACAAGATTTAAAATCAAAGGAGGTCAGTCATGGTTAACTTGGAGAGACATTTTGGAAATCGATAGACTGTACGTTATCTTTTTGATCCATGAAATAACTTTCCCTGACGGCCAGAACGAGCTGTTTGTTAAGCTTCAGTGTACTGAAACTTGCTCAGAAGAAGGTAAATTCAATGATGATGTCAAAGTTAGAAGTAACATGCTGCAGCTATTTGAATTTCCAGCTGAACTAGAGCAATGGTATTCATCTCAATACCGCTGCTTTGAAGTGGTTTCGCAAAAGTTAAACGAAACTTTCTATCTGTATATGCCAACGATCGGAGTAATTGAAAGGCTCCGTAAAAGAATCGCAGAAGCAAAGAATCTAAACAGGCAAATCGACAGGTCGTTCATAAAGATTGCGCCGTACATTATCCAAGACTGGACTAAATTTGGACAGCAGGAGTACTCAGGTCTTCAATCTGAAAGTCTAGGCTGGCATATCAATAAATTCACGTTCATCACCAAATTCGTTGATCAAGTTCAATCTTCTAGAGACAATTCAGTCACTGCGCAGTGCCCTAAGTGTGGAGCAAAATTGACGTCATCAATTTTTTCGTCAGACAGCTTCACTGTCAAAGATCTTTTCCTTATTTCAGGTAGACTTGACCAACTTATTTGAGACTAATCGTCTCCTGGCAGTGAAGCTGCACCAATCGATCACCGAACTTTACGGATTGCCTTTTTATGAGTACCTAAGCTACGTCAAATTCTTAATAGACGAATCAGGAGCAAATACTCAAGAAGTTTTCGAAATTCAAACTGGACTTGACGCGTAATTTGCTCAGGTCCTTTCTTTTTTAATAAATAACCAAAAGACATTACCTAAGTGGAAGACATCACGACCGGTCAGCTAGACGAAAACTTTAATGAATTCACAATTCCAACCCCGGATATTGTGCTGGAAGCAGCAATTAACGAAGAAAAGCAATCAGCGTCGAATGCTACTGGAGAAAATGTTCTTTTGTCGGAAGTAGTAAAACCAACATCAGGCGAATCAGTCGCTAATTTAAAGACGCTACCTATTGACACTTCAATCGAAGGGGTAAAGGCTGAAACTGCAAAGGCTGAGCCAACTGAGACAATTAAAGTAATTGCAGTTCCGGTCCAGATCGAAAAGGTTATTCAAACACCAGCAAGCCTTGCGACCTCAGGTAACACTGCTCAACTTGAAGCAAATCCAGTAACGAATAATATTAATTCGCAAACACTCAACCAAGTAAGATCATCAATTGCATCGGCCACTGAGAAACAGGTATTAAATTCAGTAGTTAACAATATGGTCTCCTCCAATAAACTTACAGAGAGTTCCCAAAATTCAATAAACTCAATTGTAAACAGTGGATCAAACCTAATAAATGGCCTAAATTCGGTTAAAGAGTCTTCTGACAAATCAGTAATGGACAAAGTAACTTCAACTGAAGATTTACTTTTTTCCAGTTTCATGTCTCCTGATTTCAAACTGGCCTTGTCCGATCAGGGTATAAACTTTGGAAAAATTGATTCGATGCTTGGCGCTGCTGGAAAAGGCGCTGACTTCGCATCTAATTCAGTAGACTCAGCCAAGAATAAATTGTCAACTGAATTAGCTAGCGTAAAATCTTCAAAATTAGCAGATTCAAATTCGGTAAAACAATTATTGACTCCTGACAAAACTTTAGAAAAAAGTGTTAGTAAATTAACTAGAGAGCTGCCTGAATCAATAAACAATCTAAGCTCATCGTTTAGCACATTCTCTCCACAGAGCTCAAGCGTCACAAACGTTACGAATGAGGGAACTAAAATTGATCAAAGCAGTACAGTCAACTCAATGCAGCCTGGTAATAAGCAAGCGGTTCAACCGGATGCAGCTTCACAACAGGCTAATTCTCAAGCAGGTATGAATCAGAGCGAATTTTACGTGCAAGCAATATACGCAGCATTGATGTCAGGTAAAATTAGAGTTAAACTTGAACAAGTATAATATGGAACACATGAATGAAATTCGAGAAATCGTAAACGAGTACAGCAAGATAACGGCTGGAATTAATGAGCTTGAAAGAATGACTCAACTGCTGAACTTTAGAAAGATTGAACTAGAGACAGCATTGAACAACAACAAGAACCGTGAGAAAGCTCTAATAGATAAAATAATAGAGGAGACTGGCCAGGAACCGGACTTTTATAAAATTATGTCAGAACTAAATGTTTAAGCCCTTATTGAAATTGGATTTAAAATCAATGCTATTGATAGTGTTAGTGCTAATCATTGTACTAATGAGAACTTGCGAAAGCGGACAAAATAAACCCGGCAAGACCGTTAAGATCGATGGTAAAAAGTACGAAGTATTAAAACACGATATTGATACGTTCATTCAAAAACAAGAGACGATTGTTTACAAAAGGGGTAAAGACGTGTATCATGATACTACAATCTACGTGCCGACTCCAGTAAGCTTTGATACTTTGCAGGTTGTAAAAGACTACTACGCTAAGCGAGTTTATATAGACACCCTAAAATTAGCAGATTCACTAGGTTACATTGTGGTTAATGATACAGTTTCGCAAAACAGTTTATTGGGTAGATTATGGAATGCTCAAGTGAATAAGACAACTATAAAAGAAACCCTAATCGTCAAAGAGCTTCCAAAGAACCAAGTTTATATCGGTTTAGTAGGAGGATTTGATAAGGCAAACGTTGTTAACTTTGCAGGCCCATCGCTAATGTTAAAAACCAAAACGGACAAAGTGTACAGCATCGGAGTCGGATACTCAGCAGACAAAGTAATGTCTATCCAAGGTGGACTGTACTGGAAAATTAAATTAAAGAAATAATGATTTCTAGATTTGTAACGCTAACTGATTACTGTGTATTGGAGTACATGATGACTCCATTAGGAGATCCTGCTCCAGACATCGTCAATTCCCAATACTATTTTGTTGACAACAAGCACGTTGACGGTTATCAGGTTTATAATACAGATGCGTATGATAGCATTACAAAGAATACTCGAGGTTTAAGCGTTGTTGCGATAGGCGGATCTAGGTTAGTTAGAGTAGATCTTACTGATTTGCCTATATACACACAGTACGATCCAAGCATTACTGAAACCTCTGTCGCTGCAAGTTTAAGCAGCTTCACAATAATGGACACCATGAGGTTTCACTTTGCATCAGGCTTCAATTTCACAGAGGTTGAAAACATTATTTTAGGAGCACGTCAAAAACTAAATGACTTAAAACAATTACAATTGGCAAACGTATTAATCGATGCGCAAACTGCCCAAACTCTATTAACATTCAATCCAAAGCCTCTCTACTTAACTAATACAATTTACGACAGATACGTTGACATTAAGGTTCCGACCTTAGCGTACCTTGACGAGGATTTCAATCAATTCGGATCAGCATCATTTGAATACGCGATAACGAATGGCACAGGTTTCATCAAAGAAGCGCCAATCACAGTTTCATTGATTGAAGCAACATACGAAGACTATTATCCAGAAAACGGAGAAAAGTATGAATTGTATAGAGTCGCTAATTATTTTGAAGGATCAGTTCCGCAAGTAAACGAATTTGATAGTTTGGGAGCTATAATCCAAGAGGCAACAGACGGGGACTACATTGAATTTTTTGCAACATGGAATGGAACTTTCGCAGAAGACTTAATTTCTACGCTGAATGCAAAAGGCCCAGATAACGATTGGATATTCATTCACCAACTTCAGGTTTATGAACAAGTAGGAACAGCTCTTGTGCCTTCGGGAAATTTCACAGTTTACCAAGAGGATAACTTTGACACGGCTCTAAGTTATCGACCAATACTAAAGGAGGCAGGTTTCGCGGTTTCAATGTCGATAGACTACACGCTTAGGCTCGTGAATAAAAAGACAGGAGATCAAATCATCCGAACCGGGTCAATGTCTCTTTTCAATCCAAATAAGTACGGAAAATACTTAGCCAAACTTGAATTAGCTGACAAACCTCAGTCAATGAAAGTTTACAATAAGATCGTTCAAAAGAATCTTGAAATTTCAAACCTATTCACTGGAGCTAAAACTCCGCAGACTCCTGTCAATCAAACAATGTCAATGCCGACCGTGATTGAAAAAGAGGTGAAGGTTGGAGTTCCAGTATTCTACAAACAGGCCAACATTCAAATAAGCCAAAAGAACGCTCTACTTAAATACGGAGACGGTTCAATGGAGGTCATTTTTGGACAGGGTGAGCTAATTATTCCAATCGATCCTACTGACAATTTTTTTAGGATCAACGTATATGAAAAGAATCCAAAGAATCCAAAGATTCACACGCCTGCTAATTTGAATAATAATTCAAGATTTGCTCTAACGTTTGGGTCAGATTCTAAATTTGTCTATAACGGTCTTACTGATCCAGCTTATGTTGATCCAAGTAAAGGTCAATTGGCATTTAGAATACCCAAGGATCAGGCAAAGAAAATTCTTGAGTCGACTGACACAACAATGTTCATTTCGTTAATTGGCGAAGACGGAACTGAAACTCTACTATACACAG